AAATCCATAGCAACTACCATATCACAATATAAATTCTTAGTAGTATTTTTAAATGAATCTGTCAAACATTTTGTAATTCTAAAAAAATTAAAATTCAAAGTTTCTTTTTTATCTCTAATTTTGTGAAGTGTCTGTATAATTTTGTCTTTAGCGTCATCACCACAATTATAGTTAAGTTCCAATTTTGTTGCTTTTTTAGTAAAGTAAGGTGTGTCTGTAAATCTTAATTCGTGTTTTTCATGTTCTTTAAATTTTATATAATCTAACATCGCTTCTAAATCTTTAGGAATAACATTCTTATTCTTAAATTGTCTAAGCACTTTTTTGGTATATTCGTTATCAAATCTTTCGTCTTCAATGAAATCCGCAACCAATTTTAAAAAGTTTGCAATTTGATTAACATCAGGAAGGCTCAATTTAATTATTGTAGGAAAAACACCAACAGATATTCTAGAAAAAAATTTTCTCATTTTAGTTAAACTTTCGTTTATACTATCCTCAATCATTTTGTTGTTGAGTGACCCAATAACTTTTTCTAATTCACAAAAAGGTGAATCTGTTTTACCCCTTGATTTTACCGACCTACACAATTTGGAAACCATAGTTTCGTTTTTATTAGTATTTTCGTTCAAAGATTTTTTTTCAGATGTTTCTAATTTACTCAAGTATAAATCATTCACAAATTCCCAATTAACAACATCCCAAAAATTGTTTATATATTCATCACGTTTATTCTGATACTTTAAATAATAAGCGTGTTCCCAAACATCCAGACCTAGTATAGGAAACCCCCCTTTTTTAACAACATTCATTAAAGGGTTATCTTGGTTAGGGGTGGACATTATTTTTAACTTACCATCTTTAGAAAGATATAACCAAGCCCATCCTGAACCGAAACGATCCTTGGCGGCTTGATTGAACTCATCTTTCATTTTTTTAATGTTACCAAAATCTTTTTTTATTTGATCGTATATTTCACCTTTTGGGATTTGTTTTTTAGGTGATAACATTTTCCAAAACAACGCATGATTAAAGGCACCTCCGGCATTATTTCTAACGGTATTATCAAATTTACTTATAGATTTGATAATCTCCTCTAACTCCATATCACCACTTTCGTTCTTAAGTGCCTTATTTAATTTATCAACATAACCCTTATAGTGTTTGTTATAATGAACATCCATCGTTTTAGAGTCAATAAATTTTTGAAGTGAAGAGTATGAGTATGGTAATTTATCAATTCCAATTTTTTTCATCTCAGCAATCAAACTTTCTTTGATTAAAGATTTTTCGTTTCGTTGTATGTTTTCTCTAATTAGAGTTAGTTTATTTTCTAAACTTTTATATTCATACATTCTCGGTTCAAAATCAGGATTTTCTTTTTCAAAAATTTTAATAAGTCTTCCTGCAAAAGCATTCGCCTCATCTTCATTTTTACCACCAATGTCCGGACCTTTTTCTCTTTTTAAAACATCCATTTGATGTTCGTGAACCCATTCGTGAGCTAAGGTTCTCATGATGTCTCGATTCATTCGATCACCAACTAAGACTTTAATAACATTATCCGATCTTCTACTACCTGTTGACATTTCACCTTTTTTTTGATTTAAAAAAATTATTCTTAAATCATTTTTTAAGGGAAATTCTCGTTGCAAAAGTTTTATGAACTTATTAACAAAGTCAGAATGTTTTTTAAAATCTTTATTTTCGTAACTGAATGATACTTTCATTTGTATGAACTTTTATTTGTATAGTTCTTGTAGTAATTGATCTATGGTTGTGAAACTATTGCCGTTTACTGTCATAGTGGTGTCAATAAGTAATATACCTTTATTGGTTGGGACGTGAGACTGAGTTTCATTTATAATTTCAAAATTACCTTCAAATATGTAGTCAATGTTTGATAGTTTAAACCCATTTTGGATTTTGGTTAAATTATTCATATATCTGAACGATTACTCTTTTATGACCTTGATTGTCTGGTGTTGTTGATGAGTTTTGGACCGCAAACAATAAGTAATAATCAATCGCCGGATTAAATGGAACTAAAGTTATAGTTCCTGAAGTTAAATCTGTGCTTATACCGTTTGACGGGTTATATACGTATAAATTTGTTCCGTCAAAAAAGAAATTTCTTTCAAACCTTTGGATATAGACTGTCGAGTTCATTGCTCCCGCGGTTCCCAACAATGTTGCTCCTGTTAAACTATTAGAAGTGTTTATGTAAATTCTTGCGGTAGATGTTGTTGATCCTGCCGTCTTAGTTAATAAATTACGAATATAAATTGAATTGTTTGTGTTGATTGTTCCTGCCGGTATTAAAACAAACGCACTAATCTGATTTGTAGTTCCTATTAAATTAGAACCAACTTTAGTAGATAATGTTATTGGGTTGGCAACTCCAGTTATGGATATGTTTCCACTTCCAAGTAAAGAAGTTCCGTTTATTGTTTTAATATTTGTCCCACTAACTAAAGTATTTTGTTTACTTAAAAGTGAAGTTTCTAGTGATGCGTCAACAGCATCATTTATTGAATCTTCCGTAGAAATTTTTGTTTCTAATGATTCGTCTATTGAATCCAACGAATTAAGTTCTTCACTTAACCCACTAATCTGATCTTGATCTAATTTTGTTGGCATAATTTATCTATTTCTAAATAAATATCACCTTTTGTTGATTAGGTTTAGTATTTCCTCAGCAACATCACCAACATTTTCAGGTATTTGATCACCCATCACGGTTCTGATAATTTCTTTTTTCTTGTTTAAAATATCATAAATCACACCCTCAATTGTATTTTCATATAAAGGATAATATACCAATACATTTGATTTTTGACCATAACGATAGGCCCTATCTTCAGCTTGTGCGTGTTCTGCGGGAACAAATGATAAATCATTCATAATAACAACCTCAGCAGATGTTAAAGTTAAACCAACACCAGCGGCCTTTAAATTACCAACAAAAACTTTTATTTTATCGTCATTTTGAAATGAGTCGACGGCTTGTTGACGAACTGAGTTTGAACAACTACCATCTAAATAAACCGCTTGTTTTTTAAAATGTTGATAGATTGTTTGAAGTGAGTCTGTAAAGTTGGTAAAAATAATAACTTTCTTTCCTTGTTCTAATATGTTTTCCGCAAATTCAATTGTTTGTTTTGTTTTTTCATTTGCAATTACTTTTCGAACTTTCATTAATTTTGAGAACTGAACGGTAAGTGATGAAGATTCGTCAGGATTTCTATCATACCAATCATAGTATTCACCCATTAGATTTTCATATTCTTTTGATTGTAATCTTAAATAAACAGGTGTAATAATTTTATCAGGTAAATCTAAAACCTCTTCTTTTAATCTTCTAAGAATTTGTTTTGAGGTCCGATCTCTTAACTCTTCTAAGTTAGATGCTCCTGTAACATTCCACACTTTTCTATTTCCCGCCTTAAACTGATACCCTTGACAGTATCGAATGGCATAAGCCATCCAATTCTGCGCGACAGGGCTTTCGATGATACTCAAAAGATTGTAATAATTCATAGGTCGTGAAGTCATCGGTGTTCCCGTTAACAACCATACTCTATTAATCTTTTTAACAAAACTATTTATGATTTTTGTTCTTTGAGCTTGAGCATTTGAAATCATATGAGCTTCATCCAAAATAACTAAATCAAAATTGCATTGTTCTAATAAGGTTGGTTCCTTACTTTTTGGATCGTGAAAGTTCTTTAATATGTCGTAATTGATAATCACAAAATCATGTTCGGTAGAAAACTTTTTTCCTTCACAAATAAAAACAGAACGATCTGAATAATTTTCAATTTCTCTTTGCCAATTTATTTTTAATGAAGCGGGACAAACAATTAATATTTTTTTGGATCCTGTTTCTAATGATGCAATAATTGTTGAGGTTGTTTTTCCAAGGCCCATGTCATCGGCCAGAATAAATCTTTTTGAACCTGCCAATTTTTCAATTGCAATTTTTTGATGATTTAATGGTGGTCGGTGAGAATACTTTGAATAATCAATTTCAACACTTTGGACATTATGTGTTTTGATAAGTGCTGATTTGGGAACCCAAAATTCGGACAATTGGTCTTTTTCAAAAAACTTTCCCCAAATATGATATGATTTTTCTTTTTCTACCAATAACTTTTCTATATAAATCTGTGAAGGAGTCTCTAACAAATATTTTTCTTCAGCAAACTTTTTAGAAAAGTATGTATCCAAATCAACCCACTTTCTTGCAACCTTTGGTGTTGTTTCAAAGTAATTCACAATATAATCCGCTTGAGCTCGGGTGGGGTAAAACTTTTTGGATGTTTCTTTTTTTTGTTTTAAAAAAAGTATGTAGTTATTTGCACCACTATAAGAATCAAGCAGTTCAAGAGCTTTGTGTTCAACTAAAGACGATATATTATCCAATTCAAGTCTTTTACTAAAAATAACAATAAAATAAATATTTATCAATAAAACAACCAAATGAAAAGTAATGTTCCTATAACAAGGTTAGGTAAATTTTTTGGAGATCGTGATTTTGAATTGGAAATCGGTATGGGTCAAGAGTGGTTGATCGGAGACATGAACTATACTTGTGTTTTATACAAAATAGATAGAAACAAAATTAAAACCGATGATGTCTATGGTGAGGTTGTGAGTGACGGAATAAAATTTTTACCTCCTGTTGAGTTTAATGCTCAAGTTACAATTGCGGCACCCGAAAACAAATTTATTGGGACATCAACAAAAATGGATCAGGTCGAGCCAGGAAACATCACAATATCGGTTTATTTAAAAACTTTACAAGATTTACAAATCGATATCGACTTTGGTGACTATATTGGATATTACGATAGTGAAAACTTTGTTCGTTATTATACGGTTGTAAATGATGGTCGTGTTGTATCAGACACAAAACACACATATAAAGGTTTCAAACCATTTTTTAAGACCATAATCGCGGCTCCTGTTGGACCAAATGAATTTAGAGGATTATAATGAAAATAATAATTAAAGAATCTCAAATACAGTTGTTGAGACGACTACAAGATATTGAGAAGTATGTAAATTATGCAATTAAAACCGCAAAAGATTTATATAAAAAACCAAAAAATTTTGGTATTTATGAATCAAAAATTATCGGATTGGTTAGACAGTTGTTAGAACAAAACCACCCAAAAGTAGAATATAATTGGCACGAAATTACAATTTTAATTTCAGGTCATTTTAACGATAAATTACAACAAGGTTATAAAAATTTCAACAAGTAAAATGGCATTACCAAAAAAAGGACCTGTTAAACCTACTTTACCTTTGACTTACCCGAAAACTCTTTTACCAAGACGGGAACAAATCAAAGATATGATTACAAAAGATGGAACGTATCTTCCTAAGTCGTTACTTCATGCTGATTTGGATCGTGGGTTTTTAGATTTTGTGAAAGAAAAATTCAAAATAGTTTCAGAAGGTGTTAATATTCCTGTTGTTGATATTTTGGTTACAACACAAAATTGGTCTCAGTTTGTTGAAACTTGGGATTTTCAAAACATAGACAAAAATTTAGAACCCCCTTTTATTACTGTTATTAGAAGTCCTGAAGTAAAATACGGTAATAATCCTGCTGTTATGTATAATATACCAAACAGAAGAATGTATTATTATATGGAAGTTCCAACATGGAATGGAAATGTAGTGGGCGCTGATATCTATAAAATACCACAACCAGTCCCAATAGATTTAAAGTATTCTGTGGCAATTGTTTGTAATAGAATGAGAGAGGTTAATACATTAAATCAAAGAGTAATGGAAACTTTTGCTTCTCGACAAGCATATCAAACAATCAACGGACATTATATTCCAATTATTAATGATGGATTCACAGACGAATCTTCAATGGACTTAGAGAAAAGAAAATATTATATTCAAAAATATGATTTTACAATGATGGGATTTTTGATTGATGAAAATGAATTCGAAGTAAGTCCTGCGATTTCACGAACTTTAACCGTAATAGAAGTAGATCAAAGAAACATTAAACGACCACAGAAAAAAAGAGAACCAGTTGAGTTAGAACAAATTGTTTTAGAATATCTTAGTGGATCCACATCTGAAGAATATAATTTTGAATACACTTGTAATTTGTATTTTACCCAATCAACTAATATTGATTCTTATTCTGTTTATATTAATGATGAATATTATGGGGACGATGTTGATTTAATTCAAATTAATACAAATGATATTTTAAGAATTGATATTATTGTGGGAATGGGATTGGAAATTCCTAAATTGATTTTTTCTCAAAAGTTAGTTTAGTCCTCTCCGTATATGTCTTTTTTTTCTTTACACTTCTCCAATATTAAAGACTCTAAAAATCTATACATTTTAATTCCTCTTTTGTCGCAATATTTTTTTAGGACTTCATGAACTTTGGAGTCTATTTTTAAATTTTTTATCTTCTTGTTGTCGTCCATAGGGTTGGTAGAAAAAAGGCAGAATAAAATCATACCATAATATAAATAGTTTTGTAGATGTAAAGTTTTTGGTGTTTTATCAAGTATTTATAGAAAAATAAATAATTTAAAAATAATACTTAACATGGCAACTAACAGTAAAGTTTTTGTTTCTCCAGGTGTTTACACCTCTGAGGTTGACTTAAGTTTTGTCGCTCAAAGTGTCGGTGTAACAACACTGGGCATCGTGGGAGAAACATTGATAGGTCCGGCATTTGAGCCGATCTTTATTAGAAATTTTGATGAATTTCAAACAGTATTTGGGGGAACGTCTCCTGAGAAATTTATCAACACAACAATACCTAAATATGAGGCCGCTTATATCGCTCAAGCATATTTACAACAATCAAACCAATTGTTTGTAACAAGAATCTTAGGTTTATCTGGTTATGATGCGGGACCTTCTTGGTCTGTAACAACAGTAGCGAATGTGGATCCATCAACAGTAGGTTTATGGTGTTTAAGTTCAGTCACAAGCACCGCAACTTGTGAAACAACTTGTGTTGATTATTATGATGAGGTATATTCAATCCCTTTCACCGGATGTAATAATGATATATCAACAATTTCATATCTTTCATCTTTCCCGAGTGAAATTCAGGATATTTTATACCAACAATATGAACAATTCAACGGAGGAACATCAACATTAGATGATAATATACGAAGTCTTATATTTGATGTAATCACCAGTTCTAACCCATTTGTTGCTGAAGATGAATTTATTTCTTACTTCGGTTCAATTCCAACAAATGATTATGACGTATTAACAAATGCAGGTTGGACAGCATCTACAAATGTATTTGGTGTTCCATCGGTTTCTTTAGATGATACTAATTTATTATCTCCTTTAAATGACGCTTGGTATTACGCATTATTCAACACAACAGGAAATACTAATTATAGTGGGTATTCTTTCTTTACATATGTTTCAGGTTTGACTTTATCCCCTATCACAACAACAACAACGATAGTTCCATCTACAACGACTACAACTACCAATCCTTGTGTGACTCCTGTTCCAACAACAAGCACAACTACAACAACAACTTTACCTGTAAATTGTTACTCAGGTAATTTATTGTTAAAAGTTTATTATTATACAGGAACTTCTTATAGCGATTATGATAATGTTGTTGTAGGAACGCTAAGATCAAGAGGTGTTGCGACTTATGTGAATTCTACTAACCCAGCGTATTCTGTAACAGGAATTACTGATGTTACACTGAATATGACAGGACAATACTCAGGGGTTCTTAAAAATCCATATTCAACTTTTGGTGTTAATGTTGTTGATAAGTTCGGAACATCATATTTCTTTGAAACTTCTTTCACACAAAATGATCCTGAATATTGGTCAAAAGTGTTTGGTGTTACTAACTTCCAAAAACCAAGAATTGAGGTTCCAGTATTTGCTGAAGAAAATTTCCAATCATGGTTAAACTTCGCATGGAGAAAAGGTTACATTAAAGGTTTGAACCCCAATTTAATTTCATTAGATTCTGCACAAAGTGGAGATCCTGACTCAATTGGTTGGTATTTAGATAAATGGCAAACACCAAATTCACCATTTGTTGTTTCAGAATTGAGAGGTAATAAGGTATATGACTTATTTAGATTCTACACAATTTCTGATGGTGATGGGGCAAATACTTTAATAAAAATATCTATTGTTAATCAAACATATAGTAATCTTACGTTTGACGTATTGATTCGTGACTATTTTGATACAGATGCCAATCCTGTAGTATTGGAGAAATTTACAAACTGCACCATGGATCCAGGTCAAAACAACTTTATCGCCAACAAAATAGGAACATTGGACGGTGAATATATGTTGAATTCTAAATACGTAATGGTTGAGATGTCAGAAGACGCACCGATAGATGCTTTACCATGTGGATTTAACGGATTTAATTTTAGAAATTACGCAGGAGCTCAATCACCTTTCCCAATTATTAAGGGTAAATATGACTTCCCAGGTGAGGTTATTTACAATCCTCCATTTGGTTTATCATCAGGTAATGACAATGCTCTTGTTAGTCCAGGAGATAATGTTAGAAGAACTTACTTAGGTATTTCGAACTCTTATGGATGGGATCCGGCTTACTTTGAATATGTTGGTAAGAGAAACCCAATTAATTCTTGTGATATTGAAGGTTTACCATTCAATTACAGATCGGCAGGTTTCCACATGGATGTAAATGCAAGTGGTTTAACAATCGGACCTGAGTTCTCAACAAGTGGAGATCCAAGATTTATTTGTGGTAACTCTCCGTTCATTACTGAACCTGAATTACCAACAAATGCATATTATAGATTGTTCGCACGTAAATTCACTTTATTAGTTCAAGGTGGTTTTGATGGTTGGGACATTTATAGAGAATGGAGAACCAACGAAGATAGATTCCAAATTGGTAGATCAGGTTATTTGAATGGTGCATGTCCATCTACAAGATACCCGAACGCAACAGGTTGGGGAGCATTTAAAGAAATTTCTTTAGGTGATGGAACACAAAACTTTGCAAATACTGACTACTACGCATATCTTTTAGGACAACAAACTTTCGCAAACCCTGAAGCAACAAACATCAACGTGTTTGTAACTCCAGGTATCGATTATGTAAATAATAGTAATCTTGTGGAAGATGCGGTTCAAATGATCGAGTTCAACAGAGCGGATTCACTATATGTTTGCACCACACCTGATGTTGATTTATTCTCACCGGCTAACTCAGGAACTGATATATTTATCTACCCAACTGAGGCTGTTGATAATTTGGATAATACAGGAATTGACTCTAACTATACCGCAACTTACTATCCGTGGGTTTTGACAAGAGATAGTGTGAATAACACTCAAATTTATATCCCACCGACAGCTCAGGTAACAAGAAACTTAGCGTTGACAGATAACATCGCATTCCCATGGTTCGCTGCGGCGGGTTACACTCGTGGTATTGTAAATTGTATCAAAGCTCGTAAGAAATTGACTCAAGAAGATAGAGACATTCTTTATGTTGGTAGAATTAACCCAATTGCAACTTTCTCAGATGTGGGAACCGTAATTTGGGGTAATAAAACTTTACAAGTAAGAGAATCGGCTCTTGATAGAATTAACGTTAGAAGATTGTTATTACAAGCTCGTAAATTAATTTCGGCAGTATCGGTAAGATTATTGTTTGAACAAAACGATGCACAAGTTAGACAAGACTTCTTAAATGCGGTCAATCCTATCTTAGATGCTATTAGACGAGATCGAGGTTTATATGACTTTAGAGTGACGGTTTCATCTGATCCTGAAGATATTGATAGAAATCAATTGACAGGTAAGATTTACATAAAACCTACAAGAGCTCTTGAATTTATAGACATCACGTTCTATATCACACCAACGGGAGCGTCATTTGAAAATATATAAGTTGGTTTAAATAAAAAAATAGGGGGGGGGCGATGTTCTCCCCTTTTTTAATATTAATAATATTTATTGTTATGAGTTATTCTAGTAAAGTAAAAAAAATTATATCAGAAATCATTCAAGACCAATTAAAACCAACTATGAAATATTATGCATTTGATTGGGATGATAATCTAATGTATATGCCAACTAAAATATATTTAAAAAGTGACAAGGGAAAGGTTGTTGGTATGTCCACCGAAGATTTTGCGGAGTATCGATCTGAAATAGGAAAAAAACCTTTTAAATATGAGGGGAACATAATTGTGGATTTTGACGATGATGCTTTTAGAGATTTCCGTGTTTCGGGTGATAAAAAGTTTATGACCGATGCGATGACCGCTCAAGTTGGTCCGGCATGGTCCGATTTTGTTGAGGCGGTTAATAACGGTTCAATTTTTTCTATAATCACCGCTAGAGGACATACCCCAAGTGTTTTAAAAGATACTATTCATAATTTAATTAACAAAAATAAGTATGGTTTAAATAAAAAAGAAATTGTTAAAAACCTTAGAAAATATAGAGATATAACTGATGAGGAGGATTTAACAGACGACGAACTTATAGAAACATATTTAGAAATGTGTAAATACCACCCCGTTAGTTTTGGTGAAGGTTCGGCCGCCAATCCCGAAGAACTTAAAGTAAGTGCAATGAAACAATTTATGGAGTATGTAAAAAATCTATCTCATAGACTACAAGAAAAGGCATATTTCAAAAACAAAATTTCAAACTACTTTACACCTTATATAGGGTTTTCAGATGATGATTTAAAAAATGTTCAAGCAATGAAAAAGCATTTTGATGATGAAAGTGGATTAGATATTTATCATTCTGGAGGAGGAGTAAAAACTAAATTTGAGTAAAATACCGGACTAGTTAATATATAATTTGAAAAATATTGGAAGTAAATAGAAAAAATTTATTTTCACAGTATTTATAATAAAAAATAAAACAAAATTAAAAAATAAAACATGGCTGATTTATTAATGAAAATGCCGATTCCCTACGAGCCAAAAAGGGAGAACCGATGGATTTTGAGGTTTCCATCATCACTTGGTATTAACGAGTGGTATGTTGAGACGACATCAAGACCTAAACTTACTATTACACCTACGGAAATTCAATTTTTAAACACATCAACCTATGTTGCTGGTAGATTTACATGGGGTGAACTTCCTGTGACTTTTCGTGATCCAATCGGACCTTCAGCCTCTCAAGCTGTTATGGAATGGATTAGATTATGTGCTGAGTCAGTGACAGGTCGTATGGGTTATGCTGCGGGTTACAAAAAGAATGTTGACCTTGAAATGTTGGACCCAACAGGAGTTGTTGTTGAAAAATGGATATTAGAAGGGACATTTTTAACTGGTTATGATGGAGGATCCCTAACATATTCAAGTGACGGTTTAGCAAAAATTTCGTGTAATATGAGAATGGACCGTTGTATATTGGTATATTAACATAATATTTTTTTCTATTTCAAAGACCTATTCACTTTACTAGTGGTAGGTCTTTTTTATTTTTATAATAAAAAGAAATATGGAAGAAGATGTATATAAAGCAGGACAAGCAGAATTTAATTTACCACACGATGTTGTCCAACTCCCATCGGGAGGAATTTTTTACAAATCAAAAAAGAAATCGGTTAAAGTTGGTTATTTAACTGCGATGGATGAAAATATTATTGCAGAAGCCGACTTTAAAAAAAGTATTCAAGAAAGTATTATTCTCCCTTTACTAAGAAACAAGTTATATGAAAGAGATCTTAGACCTGAAGAATTATTAGACGGTGATGTTGAAGCGATACTTCTTTTTTTAAGAAATACATCTTTTGGTCCTGAATATAAAATTTCTGCGATAGATCCGGCAAATGACGAAAAATTTCTCGCAACTATTCTATTAGATGAATTAAACATTAAAAAAACTAACGTTCATCCAAACGACGAAGGTCTTTTAGAAACAACACTTCCTGTGTCAGGAAAAAAAGTTAAATTAAAATTTTTGACTAGTTCTGACAAAGTAGAAATTACAAGAATACTACAATCTTATCCGTCTGAACGAACCGCACCTTCTATCACTACAAAACTATTATATCATATCGTTGAGTTGGATGGGGAAAAAGATAAATCTAAAATTTCAACCTTTGTCCAACAAATGCCAATTGGAGATTCAAAATATATCAGAAGATTTTTATTAGACAACGAACCTAGATTAGATCTATCACGAGAAGTAATCGCCCCGTCAGGAGAAAGAGTAATGGTCGACATTACTTTTGGGGTGGAGTTTTTTCGGCCTTTCCTATCAGTATAAAACTGTAATCTTAGACGAGTTTTATTATTTTTCTAGAATATTTAGAACACAATATTCTGAGTTTCTAAATATGCCAACTTACGTTAGAAAGTATTTGGTTAATAAATACGTGGAAGACAACAAAAAATAATTCTTAAAAAGGTATTTATTAAGTAAAATACTATGGACGAGGACGAATACGCAAGACTACAAGACGAAACAACCAAAGCGAATGCTGATTGGACTTCGAAACAGACCAAAATGTTTTCGGACATGGCCAATTCTACAAATACAACTTTTAATGCCTTTTCACTCAACATGAATGCTATTGCAGGTGAAATTAACAATACTTTTAGTTCTTTGATAGATGCCATGAATCCATTGGATTCAGACGCTTTTAAAGCCATGGATGAATATGGAACCAAAATACAACGAACATTTGGTTTGGCTAAAAACAGAATGGATGAATTCAAGGACACTATAGCGAATGCGGGGCCCGAACTAATCAAAATGGGGTTAACTGAGTCAGACATAACTACAAATATGACAAGTATTATGGAGGGGTTGGGAACTACGGCAAGTGTTACAGAAGATGCTATTATAGAAGTAACCGCCGCTGCAGAAGTAACTGGACAACAAGTAGGGACATTAGCAGAAAACTTTCGTGGTGTTGGTGTATCAATATATGATGTAGGTGAAGAAATGAAAAAGGTTACGGATTACGCCAGAAGCGTAGGTGTGTCAGTAAAGGGTGTTTCAGAAGGAGTTGTTTCTAATTTGGCCAAGATAAATACATTTAATTTTGAAAATGGAGTTGTAGGATTGGCTAAAATGGCTGCCACTTCGGAAAGGTTGGGAATATCAATGGACAAAGTATTTCAAACTGCCGAAGATTTACTTAGTCCTGAAAAAGCAATAGACATGTCATCGGCACTTCAAAGACTTGGTGTTACATCATCAGGATTACTTGATCCTTTAAGAGCTATGGACATGGCGCAAAACGATCCTGAAGCCCTTCAGAAAGAAATGGTTAAACTTGGACAGGAATTTACAACATTCAACGAAAAAACAGGAAAGATGGAAATTTTACCTGGTGCAAAACGAAGAATGAGAGAAGTGGCCTCTGCCGTAGGAATGACTGCTGAAGAATTTTCGAAAATGGCCTTAAAATCTGCAGATTTCGAAATGAAATTAAAACAGATCAAAATGCCTGACATTGTTGGTGGTAATCAAGAAACTAAAGAACTAATAGCGTCCATGGCACAAATGAAAGATGGTGTTGCGACTATTAAAGTAAAAGATTCGGAAACAGGAAAAATTGAAGAAAAAAAGGTAGAAGAACTTACACCAGACGATATAAAAGAATTACAAAAGGCAAACGAAGAGTCCTCAAAGAGTATTGAAGATATTGCGATGAATCAATTGGATGAAACTAAACAAATTAAAAATTTGTTAGAAAGTGGTGTAGTTGCAACAAAGTTTGCAAAAGCAACTACACCAACATTAAGTAAGTTTTATGGACAAGTATCAAGTGCGTATAAGAATATTGCAAAAAGCACTGCTGACGTGATTGGAACCACACAACAACAAAGAAAGGCTCAAGAATCAATTTACCAACCTGTTTCAGGAATAGTTCAGGGTGGATTATCGGGAGACAAAGAAATGATGGTGAAATCAACAAAAGAATTAGATGAAAATATATTCAAAACCTTAGGTGATTTTGAAACAAGATTCCAAACTTCAGTAAATGAAACTCAAATGAAAATTGTCCAAGATATACAAACCGCATATTCAAAACCTCTTAAGGTTGAAGCAAAGGCAGATTCTAACATCAATATTGGGTTGAATGTTTCTGGAGCTAACCTGACTTCTGCAGATATTGATAAAATAAAACAAGCTATGTTGAATGATCCTACGTTCGCAACTCAATTAAATAAGATATTAGCCGGTGGAACCGTTTCTGCATCAACAGGAGGAAAGAACACATAGTGATATTTTATTATAAAAAAAACTAGCCTATTATCTATTTATAAAATAAAAAATGGCTGAAAGTTTTTTGTCTTTTGGTAGTTCTGAATCATTCAGAAAACAATTGTTGGTAAGAAACTTACCGGCATATAACGTTCCTGGAAGTTACGCTTCACCGGGAAACCCAATTAATTATGAAACAAACTTAACGGTTTCAAACGTAATTGATTCCCCAAATAATTATGTCTCAACAAATCTTTTTGCAACAGAATTATATCCCCTTAATGAATATGGACCCGAAGGTGGTTTCGGAAGTCCAATAGGGTTAAATAATGTTGCTTCAACCAACAACCCTGAGGGAACTAATCAAGGACCATATTATCCAAGACAAGGAACAAACTTAGATGTTGTTAATGAATTTTTTATTGAATCTGCGTATGTCTCAAATAAATGGGGACCAAGCGGTGGGTATAAAGATTTAATTATAATCACTGACATACAAAATGCAGGAAACATCTATCAACCATATTGGGATCCGGGATATTACAATTATTCGTCTTATCCGACCTTTAACATTGTATTTCAAGATGACCCTATCGGATCAAATGGACCACTTTCATCTGATACCTTCTTAGCTCAAATAGGTGCATCACAATTAAAATTTGCGTTTAACGAAAGAGTTTCTCAAGAAATACAACAAGCAACAATTGGTGTTATAAACTTAGATACGATAAGTGATCCCTTTTCTGCTAGTCTATTGGCGACAGGACAACAACCTTTTTTCATACGTGATTGGAGAATTACCGTTCCTGAAAACCCTGCGTTGGCGGCAGTTTCATTGGCAAATAGACTAACAGGAACTTATTTTCCCGTTTCTTTTATACCTGGTGATTATTTTGATGACGATAATCCGATAAATAAACCACAAACCGAAGCCGCCTTAGGCGTTGCAAACAATTTAACGGGAGGTCTTTTAGCTCCTATACTCAACAAGTATAGATCGCCATCTGAAGTATTTGTTGCAAATACAGGTAATGGAACACGGTCCGCCTTATTTTCCGCATTAGATTACAATTTATATAGACCGGCATATAACAGAGGTTTGATTGGTGGTCTAATTGCGGGAGCGTCAGCTGCCGTAAATAGACTATTCGATCAAGATAAAGCACAATCTTCAGGGTATTACGTTGGTAGTGAAAACGCTGAACCGTCTCAAATTGATGGACCACCAAATCAACTACCTGTAAATCAATTCGGAGTCCAACAACAAAGTATTGTATATGGACCACAAGAATTGGGAATATTATATGAAGGAAATGAAGAGGCAATTAAGTTTGGTTTAAAAGGTAGATCATATACTGATGGTGGTGGAACTTCAGGTCAATTAGTATGGACTTCACCAAAATATAAACCAAATGCGGGTTTTAGAGCCACGGCTGGTGGTGGTGTGGGTAGTTTGGATGATGAATTTAATCAAATTTCTGCGGACTATCTACAATATCAATCAACCGATATTGAGTTTAGACCTGGATCAATTCTTTATGAAACACAAAGACTTGTTGATTCTGCAGATCAAGTTCAAGGACAAACAAGATTAAAACATGTTGGAACCGCGATCAATCAAGTTTCAAAAGTTTTTAACGATGGGTATAAAGAAATAACAAAAGGATCACAAGTAGTTTCATATGTGAATCAGGCGGACGGAACTCAAGCGGGACTGGAATATTGTAGAATTTTCCAAAAAGACACACCATATTATACATTTGCTGATCTACAGAAAACAGATGGTATTACAAAATCGGGTAGAAGATTTGACTATTCAATATTTGATAACACATATAATTTGAATATTGCTCCATTAAGAAATCCTGGATCAACAAATATTGTTGATGGTAAAGTGAAAAAATATATGTTTTCATTAGAAAACTTAGCTTGGAGAACTTCTGATAGACCAGGATTTACGTATGATGATTTACCTGTTTGTGAAAGAGGCCCAAATGGTGGGAGAATTATGTGGTTCCCACCTTATGATTTAAAATTTTCTGATGACGCAAAACCCGATTTTGCAACAACAACATTTATTGGAAGACCAGAACCAATATATACATATAAAAATACATCAAGATCAGGATCACTTAATTGGACAATTATTGTGGATAACCCCGCAATGATGAATACAATAATTGAAAAACAAATGAAAGGTGCGGGAAAAGAAAGAGTTCAAAGTATTGTTGATTCTTTTTATGCCGGTTGTGTTAAATATGATTTATATGAGTTAGGTATTAAATTCAATACAATCCCAACAAAAGATTTATTTACATATCAACAAATACTAAATAACCCACGACTAACCACTGAAGAACAAATACAGGTTTTACAGAGTATTCCTAGTAATGTTGCAACCAATAAGACAAATGATTCGACCGGTGCCGATACTCCAGGAGGTCAAACTAATAATGGAACTACTACGGCTGGCAAGCCAGTTGAAGTTGAAGTTGATTTAAAAGAATATGAAGGACTTGGTTTTTATTTTGACAATGATTGCCCTGAATGTAAAAACTCAACTGCGGTAGTTGCAAGTCAACCGTATGATTATTGGTATAATGGTTATGTGGGAAATAAAACATTATACCAACAAAAAGCGCCGGCTAAAGTGCAACCAGAAGGAAGCTCAACCATTTTTTCAGGAGTAAACGTATCGAACTTTTTTACTGAAATTGTAGAGGGTAATTTTAGTGCAATAAAAGACAAATTATTACCACAAATTGACGATATTTTAACAAATAAAGGAAAGGTTGAAATACAAATGGTTGGGTCTGCATCACCAACGGCATCCGTTTCTTATAATGAAAAATTATCACAAAGAAGAAATAACTCCGTGGAGCAATGGT